TGATTCTTAAATACTTCTACAAATTTAAAGTTAGCTGTTCCTGTTGCATTAACGACAGATGTACTAAAAGAACTATTTAATATTTGTGGATTAGAAGTTGCTGTAGCAATAACAATCTTATCTGTACCATCAAAGTTAAATAATCTATGTTCATAGTTTTGTGTGGGTGTTCCTAGACTTGTAATAGTAGATGTCCAACTACCACTACCTGCACTTGCTCTATGTATACTACCACCTCTACCTGCTAAAACTACATCATTAAAGATTGCAGTAAATACTACTCTTTCTGTAGATGCAGATACTTGAGGGCATATATTAGAATTAAACTTTGTAGTTCCTAATATTTTTTTATATCCACCTTCAATATCAGGTTCAAAGTTTTGTAGTTGTAGGGCCTCTCCCGGAGACATAGAGAACACATCTTTGTTTAAGATTAATCCTCCACCTAAACTAACTACTGAAGGTTGTGTTGCTGCCATACTATGTTACAGTTAATACTGAAGTATTACTTGTTGTTCTATTAGAAGTGTTAAGATTTACTCTAGTATCTTTCATATATTCAATATGATTTAACATTTCTATTCTAATTCTTTTAACTCCTGCTTCGTATTCAGCATTAGATATATTAGCCATAGGTACATCATTTTTTAATTTATATAAATAATATTTTGCTCTATTAACTACTACGTCTGCATAAATATCTGGTAAATCCATTGTATCACCATGTGCTGATAACTCTGTATGTGTTTTATAGTATTCATAAAATACTGTGTAATCATCAAACTTAGGTATTGGTGATAGGCCAAAACTTTTATGGTCGGGTGTTCTATATACAAATAAAGGTCTACCATACTGTCAATCATTAGCAGCTACATCTTTTCTAAATGCACCTTGTAAGAAACCATCATATGTCATAGGTTTTAATTTAACTACTTCTTCTTGTCTTTTAACTCTTACATAATCTACATCCATATTAGTAGCTGTGCTTGGATTGTTTAATGTTATAAAAGTTGTAGCTGCGGTTGCTGTAAATGTTGTTGATAGTATTTCACCATTACCAAAATCTGTAACTGTAAGTGTACTATTTAAATTTTGTGTTCCTTCTGCTGCAGTACCCACTTGGACTTTAAATGCTTGTCCTGTAGAATTTGTATCATACGCTCTAACGGATATATTATAAACTTCTCCTACAATAGTTGATATAGATTGATGTGCTGCAAAATCATTTAAGCGTAATCTACCATTGCCTGTAGAATTATAAGCTGCACTACCTGAACCTGCTATTGTAGTCCAACTACTTATATCAGATGTAAATTCACCATTGGTAATTAAATTAGTAGGTGCTATTCTAAAAGAATCAAAGTTTGCTTTTCTAAATGCTGCAGGAAAATCATACTCTTGTTGTCCTGTAATAGCTACTTGAGTTCCGTCTGTGTGTAACCAAGGCCATTCAACTTCAGCCATATATAAATCATTGATAGCTTTATTAATAAAGTTTTTAGCAGAAGTTTGTACACCTCTACTTGAACCAAAGTTAGAACTTGTTAGTTCTACTTCATTCAATTCATTTAGTACAAAGTTAGTTAATTCTAAATATGTCCTTGTTGTTGCCATTTGCTATCCTGTTTTTGTTGGTTAATTGCATCTATTTCTTTTGCTGTCATACAAATCATCATGCTAGAGTGTATGGTCTCTACTGGAAATTGGTTTTCTATTGATTGTTTTAATTCTGGTTTTTTAGATTTTAAAAATAAATCACAAGTTTCTACTTCTGTAAATTCTACAAATCTATATGTAAAAAGTTTTGGAGATACTTCTCCATGTAATAATATAACTAATACTATAAAAAATTTCATAATTAAGAGAGGGGCCATAAAACCCCTCCCTATTTATTTGCTATTATGCAAATGTTACCTTTTGTGTTTCTGAATCACCTTCGCCATCGAAATTAGCAAGTACACAGAATACTCTGACTTTTGCGTCAATAGCACCTGTTGCAATTACTAAATCAATAGTGTCAGCAGCAGCGTATACACCATAACCGATAGATGTAGTTCCCATTGAACTGTCACCTGCTCTTGCTCTGGTTACTTCCATACCTGCAGTTGCTGTTGAAGCTGAAACGTATCTATCTACGTCTGCTCCATCACCAAGTGATAGAGTTCCTGAATTACCTGCACCATCTGCAGTTAAAACATCTAGACCTGCATACAAACATAAAGTGTTTGCAGGTACTTCTATTACTTGTATAACGTCACCACTTGCATTTGTAAACTGAGAAAAGTCTACTACTTGTGACACACATCTGACTGACTTACCTGTTGGTAGTGCTACTGGAGATGCTGTGTTGCCTGTTACTGTTAAAGTTGCCATTTAATCATTACCTCCTATTAGTCTATTTTGATATGTGAAAGAACGAGAGCATTGTCTCTTAGTACTTTTCTTCCAAATACATGAAGACCTCTAACTACATCAGAAAAAGTCTCAGGATGTCTGATAACTTCAATCTTTGCGATATGGTTAGCTGTCGCTGTAGATGACATATGACCACCTAATACTTTGAAGAAGTTCGCAGTTGAACTTGCAGCAAAGTTGTTTGTCATATATACGTCCATGTTCATAATCTTACCGGCAATAACTTTACCATTTCTTAATGGTGTTGCGTTACCTGTAGTATCACTCATTAGCTTACTGTTTGCTTGACCTAATTGCTCTACAAATTCTGGACCTGCTAAGAACCATCTGTTCTCTTCTGGTACATCAGATGCATTTAACAATCTATTTACTTTAGAGATTGTGTCAACTGGGTCAATTTCGCCTGAAGCAAAACCAACATCTTGGTCTTCTCCAGAGCCTGAGTCTGCTCCTAGTAAGTGGTCAGGGCCAGATGAACTGACTCCTGCTACCATTGCTGCGATTACGTTTTTGTCATAAGCGTTCTTAAGTGCATAAGCACCAGAAGAAGTTGCAACACTTTCAAAGTTAACATGGGAATGTCTTTCCTCAATGTCATCAACTTTAAATGAAAATGCGTTTGCTTGGTCGACAGTCAATTGGATTTGGTCATCAGTGATGTCTTGTGCATCAACAACCGCTCCTCTTGAATACGCACTAACAGTAATAGTAGGTTCTTTTATGATGTTTACTGTGTCTCCATAAGCTTCAATCTCACCGGCATAGTCAGTGTTAGTAATTGCTTCTACTACTGATGCGGTACGAAAGAACTTTTGGACTTTTTGGGAATAGATAATCGGGCTAAAGTTTCCGTTAGCTAGATTATTATTACCTGATACTTTATCAAAAGCCATCTTTTTTCTCCTATTATTTATTAGTTATTTTAAAATTGATATGAGTTAACTGTTTATACGATGCGACCTTCTCTATGAGCCTTATCAATTTCAGCTTCAAACTTAGAGTACTCATCTGGTTTCATAGATTTAATAGCTGCCCAAGTCCATTGTTTCTTATCAGTTGGTGTTTCAGATACTTTAGTTTTAGAAACTGCTTTCGCTGCTTCTTTCTTTGCATCATAGTTTACCTTCTTAGTAGAAAGTCCTCTGTCATACTTGTACAAATCGATTGCACGTGCTGCAGATTTTGGATTGTCACTATTATCATAAAGCCAAGATTGTACTGTACTATCCTGTACAGAAGCCCAGTCATGAAAATCTCCGCTTTCACGAATCTCTTTAAAGTCTGGATGCTTCTTAGCAAGTTCTACTTCTGCCCTATCTCTAGACAAAGAAGATTGTTGTTTTTTTATTTCCAACAGTTGTTCTTCCATTTCTTGTTTAGATTTAAGTGTAGCTTCTGTAGTTAATTGCATAACAGAATCATACATATCAGGATAGTCTTTTCTCCACTCTTCTAAATCTTCTTTAGATTTAAAAATAGGTTGAGAAGCAACTGCTTCCTTTTCTTTCTTAAGTTTGAGAACTTCATCTTTGTGCTTAGATATTGTCTCATCATAATGCCGTTTTAAATCGTCATATCGCTTCTTAAAAGCGGCATCTTCTACTCCTACAGGGCGGTCCTCTTTAGGTTTCTTCTCGTCAGTTTCTTCCTTAGATTCCTCGGTAGCTGTTGTTTCGACTTCCTTGTCCATTAAGTTCCTACTCGGATGCTTATATGGAGTCGGAGTTGCGACATCTTCTGTTGCTTCGGAATTTTCTTCTACAACAGGAGTTTCTTTATTGTCTTGTTCCATTTATACTCCTTCGGGGTGCTGTTGGATTCAGGTCGCCCCCTATATGCAGGGCCTCTATTGAGAGGGTGGCTGCGTCATCATGCCCTGACCTGTCATAGGTGCAGGACTTTCACTTGGTTGTGAAACTGGTTGATTGCCTGTGCTTGTAGGTATAGCACTTTCCATTATAGGACCTATTTCAGGCAATAATAATTTTGATAAAAAATTTCTAAATTGTGGTACATTTAATTGTGTTGCTAAATTTTTTTCTTCTTCTGATAAATTTTCAAAGTTTTGTTTTACTTTTTTAATACCTTCTTCTATCATAGTAGTTCCTTCAGTATCTGCAATATCAGCACCCATCATACCTTGTCTTTCAGGTGTCTGCATGTTAGACTCTTCAGGAGTCATTTCGTTATTCATCATTTCTTCTTCCATGTTTTTATTCCTCCTGTGATATAACATAGTGGTTCTAATATAATTCTATACATTCTTCCTAATATATCTATTCTATTATATTTTTGTTTTCTAATATCTATTGTTCTATGTATAGCAATATGTTCTAATACTTTTTTAACAATACTATTTATAAAACCTTTTTGTTTTGCATATATAACTAAAGGCAAAAATAAAGTATGATAACCAACCTCATATTCTTTAGATAAATTTTTAGATTGTGCTAACCATATTTTATTTCTAAATGAACCAAATCCATAAGAGTCATTCATCATAGTGCAAACTATTTTCTTTTCATTTTTAGAATCATTACCACTCTTTATTGATTTTTTATTTT